TACTTACAACGATGCAGGTAACCTGCTTACCCTGTCAGCTGACTTTGGTGAGTTTGATACTAGCAACATCACTGAGGGTAGTAACCTCTACTACACCAACGCTCGTGCCGATGCTCGCATTGCACTTCAAGTTGGTGCAAATCTTGACCTCAGCAGCAAGGATACTGATGCTCTGACAGAAGGTTCTACTAACCTCTATTACACCGACACTCGTGCTGATGCAAGAGTTGCTGCTGCAACTGGTACAAACCTTGATCTGACTAATCAGGACACTGGTGACCTGGCAGAAGGTAGCAACCTTTACTACACAGACGCACGCGCTGATGCTCGTGTTGTCGCTGGTATCACTGGAAAACTTGACGCATCTGCTGTCAGCACCTTCGGTGGAACCCTGATTGATGATGCAGACGCTGCTGCTGCTCGTACCACTCTTGGTTTGGGTACTGCTGCTACTACCGCTGCTGCTGACTATGCAACTGCTGCACAGGGTGCTCTTGCTGATAGTGCAACTCAACCAGGAGATCTGGGTGCTGTTGCTACCAGCAATGATTACGATGATCTTACCAATCTGCCTACGCTCTTCTCTGGTGCCTATGCAGACTTGACTGGTAAGCCCACCTTGTTCTCTGGTGCATATGCAGATCTGACTGGCAAACCTACTCTGGGTACTGCTGCTGCAACTGCATCTACTGATTATGCAACTGCTGCACAGGGTGCAACAGCAGACTCCGCTCTGCAAGCTGAAACTCTGTCTTTGGCAGATCTCAAAGCAGTTGTTGCTGCTTCTTCCTCCTTCTCCGACTTCCAGACCCGCGTCGCCGCTCTCTGATAACCAATGGCAATTCCAACTTCTAAGGCAGAACTAAAAGAATACTGCCTCCGTAGACTGGGTAAACCAGTCTTGGAGGTAAACGTATCCGATGATCAATGTGATGATGCCATCGATTACTCTATCCAAAAGTTCCAGCAGTTTCACTATGAAGGTGCTGAACGTGTTTATCTGAAACACCAATTTACCCAAGCAGAGATTGATGCTGGTAAATCAGATTCTACTGTTATGTCTGCTGATGGGACTACTACTTGGAAAGAGGGTAATGCTTTCCTCCAAGTGCCAGAACACATTACTGCCATTGAAGGTATCTTCTCCTTCACTGATAAAGGCACTCGTAATATGTTCGACATTCGTTATCAGATGAGATTGAATGATCTGTATGACTTTACGTCTACACAGTTCTATCATTACTATATGATCCAACAGCATCTAGAAACTATTGATTTCATCCTGGAAGGTATGAAACCAATTAGATACAATGCTGTACAAGATAAGATTTATCTGGACTTTGACTGGTCACAGGATGCCCTGGAAGATCAGTTTGTTGTTATCAAGTGTTGGCGTGCTCTTGATCCCACAACCTGGACTGAGATCTATAATCAGATGTGGTTGAAGGATTATGCTACTGCAAAGATTAAGAAGCAGTGGGGACAGAACCTAACCAAATTCCAGAATGTCCAAATGCCAGGTGGTGTCACTCTCAACGGAGAGATGATCTATAACGATGCTGTCGAAGAGTTGAAGATTCTCGATGAGCAACTGCGTACCACTTGGGAAACTCCACCCCTAGACATGATCGGATGATATGGCACTTAACAGTTTCTTCACCCAAGGTACAACGGGAGAGCAAGGTCTCGTACAAGATCTCGTCGATGAGCAAATTAAGATGTTCGGCAAGAACGTCTATTACATCCCAAGAACGCTCGTCAAAGAAGACTCTGTGTTCGGAGAAGACACCCTCTCAAAGTTTGAGGGAGCCTTTGAAGTGGAAGTCTATCTTGAAGATGCTGGTGGTTTTAGGGGCGACGGTGATATTTTCTCAAAGTTTGGTGTCAGAATTCAAGATCAAGTCACCTTCATCATTTCAAGGAGACGCTTTACAGCAGCAGTAGATGACAATGCTACTCTGATTGTAGAAGGTCGTCCTAATGAAGGAGATCTGATTCATTTCACTATGGTCAACAAGACCTTTGAGATTCAATATGTAGAGCACGAACAACCCTTCTATCAGTTGGGTCACCAGTATGTCTGGGGTCTACGTTGTGAACTGTTCGAGTACAGCGACGAGGACATCGACACTGGTGTGGCTGCCGTGGATGCTATCCAGACTAACTTTGCTAGTGCAATCTCTATTGTTATGGCAGAAGGTGGTAGTGGTATCTTTACTGCTGGTGAGACTGTCACTGGTGGCACATCTGCTACTACTGCTGAGGTCAAGGCTTGGGATGCTGCTACTAGAACTCTGCAAGTTATCAACCGTTCTGGTGGATTCAGAGTTGGCGAAACCATCACAGGAGACGATAGCACTGCTGTGTGGACTACATATAATTACAACACCCTAAATAATGTGAACGACGAATTTGATAATAACTGGACCATTGAGACCCAGGCGGACGATATCATTGACTTTACTGAAATCAATCCGTTCGGTGAATATGGCAACAGTGGAGGAACGCTCTAATGTTAGGTACATACAACTATAACTCAATCATCAAGAAGACGGTTGTCGGTTTCGGCACACTCTTCAATAACATTGAGATTCGCAGAACCTCTGGTTCTAAGACAGAGGTCATGAAAGTACCTCTTGCTTATGGTCCTAAGGCAAAGTTCTTAGCACGTTTGCGTCAAGTAGGAGACCTCTCCACGAGAGATCAAGTACAGATTACTCTACCTAGAATTGCATTTGAGATTCAAGGTATCAGTTACGATCCTAGTAGGAAAGTATCTCCCACACAGTATATCAGACATACGTCTGGTACAAAAGAGAACAAGGCATTCATGCCTGTTCCATATAACATCAATTTTGAACTAGCAATTCTTGCTAAGAATCAGGATGATTCTCTACAAATCCTGGAACAGATTCTACCTTTCTTCCAACCTAGTTTCAACATGACCATGAACTTGGTCCCTGAACTGGGTGAGAAAAGAGACTATCCTGTCACTCTTCAAAGTATTGATTACGATGATCAATATGAAGGTGACTACGACACACGTCGTACTTTGATCTACACTCTGCAATTTGTTGCGAAGACCTACATCTACGGTCCTCTGGAAGACAAGAGTGGAGAACTCATCACAAAAGCAATCGTCGATTATGCTACCGATGCAGTACCCACTGCACCGAGAGAAGTACGTTATCAGGCTACACCAGCATCTCTCATTCAAAGAGATGGTGCAGCAACATCACAACTGTCACAAGCATGTGATGATAATGATGGCATCATTCACGTAGCAGATGCGTCTGGCTTTACTGCTAAGACTAACATCCAAATCGACAATGAGGTTATGCGTATTACCAAGAAGAGTGGTACTAAACTTTATGTCACTCGTGCTTGGAACGCTACTACCGAAGCAGCACACGTTAACGGATCAAACATCTTTAAGATTGATCAAGTTGACCATGCTCTGGTAGATGCTGATGATGACTTTGGATTCAATGAAATTAAATCGGAATGGACAGATGGACTCTCACGGAACCCCACAACAGGACAAGACGAGTAAGTTTGATGGCATAGAGGATGCACTTGATATAGAAACATCGATTGCTCCTGCTAGCAAACCACTCCCACCTGAAAAGAAAATCGAAGAAATATCCACATCAACCAAAGAACAGTTGAAGAAGGATTATGAATATACTCGTGGGAATTTGTATTCATTGATTGAGAAAGGACAAGAAGCAGTTGATGGAATCCTGGAACTTGCACAGGAGTCTGATCAACCTCGTGCCTTTGAGGTTGCTGGTCAGTTGATCAAGCATGTGGGAGATGTTGCTGACAAATTAGTTGATCTTCAAAAGAAGGTTGCTGATATTGAAGCACCTAAGAAAGGAAAGGAAGTTAATACAACTAACAATACAATGTTTGTTGGGAGTACAGCAGATCTTGCTAAGTTCCTAAAACAACAACAAGATAAATAGTAAAAGCACTACTGTAACTAATTACAATGGATAGAGTACGAGTAATGGCAACTGAGGTTACCCTTAGTGCCGCAACCAATCTGAGTAAGGCAACTGCTGTACGTGTTGTCAACGATACCAATGCCACCATCGTGCTCGTTCTTGATGATGCACCTGTGGTTACTGAGCGTGGTGGATCTGACAAATACGTAGCACTTGGTGCCAGAAATGCATCGATCAGATCTGGTGAAACTGTATACATAGAGAAGGATCCTTTGGAGACTATCGATGGAACAGGTCTTAAATGCACAAAAGTCGCGAGACAGTAAATGCCCGCCGTCTCCAAAAAACAACAAAGATTCTTCGGGATGGTTAGAGCGGCTCAGAAGGGAGAGATGGAGAATCCCTCGCCTGAGGTTGCCAAAGTTGCTGCCTCCGCCAAGCGTTCCGACGTGAAGAAATTCGCATCAACAAAACATAAGGGGTTACCAATGAAAAAAGAAGAGTTCATCAAGGAGGAAGACTACGATCGCATGAAGGATCGTCAGTTGGAACGTGGTACTTGGCGTCCTCGTAGTAAGTCCGTTGCTAGATCTGGTGGTTCACAACCCAAACCTATGCCCCAGAAGAAAAAGTATGACGGTATGGGCGCACTTGATCATGTCAAGGCAGAGATCCGCAAGAAGCATGGTAAAGGTGCCATCATCGATACCAAGAAAGAAGGTTATGCCCCTGGTGATGTTGATCAAAAACTTGGTGCAGTTACTGCCATCCCCGCCGATGAGCGTAAAGCAGCACGCGAAAGAATCCTTGCTAAGGCAAAGGCAAAGCGTGCAGCACGGTTGAAGCAAGAGTCTGTTATACTGGAACGTGGAGACTTTTGGCATCCCGATCCCGATAAGGATAAGAAACTCGGTGGTCCTGGTGCTAACCAACGTGCTCGTGAAGATCGTGGATCCTCATCTTCAACCCCTAAGAAGGAAGATCCTAAGAAACTGCGTAAGGGTGAATCCTATATGGATTACTCCAAGCGTCAGAAGAAGTCTTCTGTCAAGTATTCTCCTGATTTGCAGAAGCGTATCGATGCTGCTAAGGCGAAGAAGAAAGAAGGCATCGTTGGTAAGGTGATGCGTAAGGTTGGTTTGAAGAAAGAGGAAGTTGAGGGTAAGTCCTTCAAGCAGTTCCTCGACGAAGGCAACCGTACTGGTCGCATGATGCAGAAGTCTAAGACTCAGGTTACTGGACACATCAGTGCTGACCGTGGATCTGACGAGAAGAAAAATCGTGAAGGTCGTAAGGGTCTTGAAAAAGATTTGAAGAAGCACGGTATCGGTCACAAGAAAGGTGTGGGCGAGTACAAGTATGACAGTGGTGAAACTGGACGTGAAGTTTCCTATCAGACCTCAAAACCTGATAAGATGTCTAAGCGCCGTTTCGGCAAAGTGATGCGTCGTCTGGGTCGCAAGCATGGACAAGAGTCTGTGATTACCAAGGACAAAGACAAATCCGCCAAACTGCACTATACTGAAAAGGGTAGTAAGGCAAAGTCTGACTCCATCGGTAAAACTAAGGCAGGGAAGCACCCAGCAGGTTACGGTGAAACATCTGGAACCAAGGTAAGAGGTGGTAAACTACCGAAGAAAACTAATAAAGGATCTTACCATTATGGCTGAAAAACAAGCTAACAACATTTGGAAGTGCCAATACTGTGGGGTGACTTCACCTCAGGGTCACTGGCGTCCAAAGACATGGATCGAAAAGCACGAAGAAAACTGTCCTAAGAAACCAAGATGATTACTTTCAAGGAGTACATTTCCGAAGCAGGCGATAAATCTATGGAGAATCGCCAACAACAGATTCAGCGTAAGCAACTGATGATCAATAGGCAGAAACTTCAACTGCAAATGAAAGCAGTATCGAAGAAGAAGCCTACTGATATGACAATGCGTACGGAAGGTGCTGCTTGGACTAAGAAAGAAGGTCAGAACAAAGAGGGTGGTCTCAATGAGAAAGGACGTAAGTCCTACGAAAAAGAGAACCCAGGGTCTGATCTGAAAGCACCTAGTAAAAAGGTTGGTAATCCTCGTCGTCGTTCTTTCTGTGCTCGTATGAAAGGTATGAGGAAGAGACAGAAACCATCCAACAATACTGGGGATGATCGTCTCTCGAAATCTTTACGCGCATGGAACTGCTAGGTTTTTATTTTGTCGTTGCAATAGTCTGTTTAATGGTCGCATATGCTGGTATAGAATCCACAATGCGACTGTTTTATTTTCTGGACTTAAAGTTGCGACACTTCATCATTTGTGCTAGGGTCTATCCTATGAGACTCAGAATGGAAAAGGAACTGGGTCTCCCACTCACACCACCATGGAAACATCACTGGGGATTTAGAAACAATGAGTAACGAAAAAGAAGCGTCTGATCTGTCACTCTCTCGCGTAGAGTGTGAGAAGTGTGGAGCAACGTGGATCAATGGACAACATGTCTGGCGAGGTACAGGCAACACTAACAAAGATTCAGAACTAGACCTTGCAGGTTTGGTTTGCAACAACCTAGGAAATGATCAATGTATCAACCCAAAGAAGGGTCAGGTTGGTGGTCAAACATGGGAATATAGAAGTGGTTATATCGATGGAATGATCAAAGGAAAGAAGGATGCAATGTCAGAGATTCAGGACCGATTAGGTTAATATACCGATCATATACATCTAAATAGTGCAGTTACAGTAAGGTTTTATGAAGTTTATTCTTTCCTTATTTGCTGCACTATTTTTTGCTATGCCAGCATGGGCAGTAGATGTCCAGATGGGTTCAGGCGGTAATCTAGTATTTGAACCAGCAGAAGTTACAATCAGCGCAGGAGAATCAGTTCACTTCATCAACAACATGCTACCACCCCACAACGTTGTTGTGGAAGATCATCCAGAACTAAGTCACGAGGCACTCGCTATGATGCCTGGTGAAGAGTTCGACGTTGCATTCCCTGAGGCAGGCGACTATACTTATTGGTGTGGTCCTCACAAAGGAGCAGGCATGATCGGTACAGTACATGTAGAATGAAAAAATTAAATACGATAACGTTAGATATCACAGTAGCAATCATTGACTTTCTTTATAGAGGTCGTCACTATCAACGTTTCTGGGTGCTTGAAGAGATTGCTCGGGCACCCTATTTTGCTTTTTTAAGTGTGTTACATCTACGTGAATCTATGGGTTTACGTGGACCTGAGCATCATTTTTTAATGCGTCAACACTTCGAGCAGTCTGTAAATGAAACAGAACATCTTGAATATATGGAGAGCAGGGGCGGTAATGCTTATTGGATTGATCGCGCTTTCGCCAGACACCTCGTACTTATCTACTATTGGATTAACGTGGTTTATTACTGGTTATTTCCTATGTCTGCTTACCATCTAAGTCTGGAAGTAGAAGAACACGCTGCACAAACGTACAGCGATTATTTAATGTACATTGATAGATCTGACAAAAGGATCTATGAAATTATGGAAGATGAAATTCATCACGTTGAGGAACTTAGATCTGCGATGGAACTATTATGACGTTCGGTAATGTCTTACTTTGGGCAGCAATACCCTTTGTACTATCCACGATCTATTTCGGGATACGAAAGGGTGAGAATAACTACTACGAATCAGAAGACTATAAAGGTAACGGATGTGCTCACTAAAACAATAATTATCTTCGGTGCTACTGGGGACCTTTGCAAACGCAAATTGGTCCCTGCTTTGTATCAACTGTTTTTGAAAGGGATGCTCCCTCAATCTTTTAAGATTATAGGAGCATCCAGAACAAAACATACAAAGGAGAGTTGGTGTGAGCACCTGGAAGACTATCCAGATGACTTCAAGATGCACTTGGATTATGTTCCATGTAATTTGAGTGATAAGGATAGTCTTGCTGCGCTTCCAACAGAAGGAAGTATAACATATTTTCTTTCAGTTCCGCCAGAGAGGTACGCTGATGCCATCACAAATCTCAAAGAAGCAGGACTCGTCGAAGACTCAGAAACATCCCGTGTTGTTATTGAGAAACCCTTTGGGTACGATCTTAAATCTGCTGATCATTTACAGTCTGTGGTTGGGAGATGTTTACGCGAGAAGCAAGTCTATCGCATTGATCATTATCTCGGCAAAGATACTGTTAATAATATCCTTGCCACTCGGTTTAGTAATGTATTACTTGAACCACTTTGGAACAGGGATTACATAGAAGAGGTTCAGATCTTTGCATCCGAAACTATTGGATGTGAAGGTAGAGCACAATACTATGAAGGTGCTGGTGCAGTCAGAGACATGTTGCAGAATCATATCCTGCAAGTCCTTGCTTTGATTGCTATGGAACCTCCTGCAAAGTATACCGCTAAGGAGATACGCAGAGAGAAAGTTAAAGTTCTCGCTGCTACAAGACTTGGCACTAAGTATGTTGCAGGTCAATACGTTGGGTATAGAGAAGAGGAAGGTGTTGAAGATAATACAGAGACACCTACCTTTGCTGCTGGTGATATCTACATTGATAACTGGCGTTGGGATCAAGTTCCTTTCTATTTCCTAACAGGAAAGAAGATGCCTCACGGTTGTGTTGAAGTTGTTGTTAAACTAAAAGCACCCGTTAGACAACTATTTTCTAACCACGCAACTAATGATCGCATTGTTATGCGATTGCAACCTAATCCACATCTAGATATTCGTATCGAGATGAAGACCCCTGGGTTTAAGGATGAGGTCGAAGCAGCGACACTAACTCATAACTACCCTGATAATGCTATCGATGGGTATGAGAAGTTACTTTATGATGCTATCCATGGAGACCAGTCTCACTTCGTCCACGCGGAAGAGGTGTTGGAATCCTGGCGTATTGTTGACGATCTGCTTTGTACTGGACAGACTTGTAAGGTGCGAACCACACCATTCCTTTATCATGAAGGTCTGTGGGGTCCCTTGCATAAGACAGAGTTTATCACAGATTGGGACTATCCAGCATGAAAAAATCTGACGAAGAACGTAAGAAAAGAGTAGAACAGATCTCTAAACATCTTCATCCTCATGATGATGAACCAGATCCTACTGCATATATGGGGAACTATAACTTCCCACAAATGCTCTTTGCGTTCTGTCTAGGATTTGTAACCATGTTTGTTCTATCTGTTAATGAGATAAACGAATTCAAAGGATGTCCTTTACCAGAGTATTTCCAAAATGAATCACGTTCAGCTCCTGGTTAGACAGGTAATGCAGACTCCCTGGTGCCTAGGTATCATGGGATTCTTTTTAGTTTTTGTACCCATCATAGGAATGCACCTGGTCCACAAATATGGATGGGAACACTGGGAACCGTTTACTAAGAAACACAAATGAAAGTAGGATTGATCGGACTTGGGCGGATGGGCGAGGGTATGTCTCGTCGGATGATGTCCGCTGGTATTGAAGTCCATGGATACAGACGGAACTTTGCTAAGGCAGAGGAAGCAAAAGAGAAAGGATATGTTACTGAGGTAGCACCTTCTCTTGAAGAATTGGTTCAACAAGTTGGACCTTCTGGTGTTTACCAAATGGTAATCCCAGCAGAACTTGTACAGGAGACACTCGATGAGTTACTACAATTTTGTAGTGAAGGAGCTATTGTTATTGATCATGGCAATAGCAATTTTAAGGACAGTAGGAAAAGGGCATCGTACCTTTCAAAACTGGGTATCCAGTATATTGACTGTGGTACTAGCGGGGGTGTTTATGGTTTGGAGCGTGGATACTGTCTTATGGTTGGTGGCGGAGATCAAGCAGTCGCTGCTTGCCGTCCTATCTTTGACTCCCTCGCACCAGGCATTGGTGCTGCCCCCAGAACCCACGACAACAGCTGGGTCTCACCTGCTGAATCAGGTTGGTTGCATTGCGGAGCACCAGGAGCGGGTCACTTTGTGAAGATGGTCCA